GTACGTTTACTGTTTGTGTTTCCTTACTACGCTTACGTTTAATTTCTCGTATCTTACGTAGCTTGCGTGGATCAACATAACGTAACTCTTTAATACCTTCTTGAGGAGCAGTCACATCAACGATGATGTGGTAATATATCCGTCCATCAACATACCACCGTTTAAATATATCAAAGGCTGACTTGTTAAAGTCTAGCAACGTTAATACATTCTCAAATTCGTTTGTAATTAGCTTCTTGATATTTGAAGAGAGCTTCGTCTCGTCAAGATTGATCTGAACAATTCGTTGCTTTTCTTGAACAATGATAGCTTCATTAAGAATGTCATCTATGGCTCGCTCCACTTCAGGATGCATAGACATTTCACGATACTTTGTTACGAGCTCAGCCTCTGTTCTTGCTGCGCCCTGTAGATCAACATATGTACCGTAAACACCACCAGCAGCAACAACGACAGCACCGTCGTCTTGTACTTCGGGTGCAAAGGTTGGTTGATTGTCCTGAATTGCTTCTTGATTCGACGCACGGCGAATCTCAAAGCCGAAAAAGTTTGCCATATTTACTCCATCAAAGAGAAGAGCGCCTGTTGGCGCTCGCTCTTAATTAAGCTCCACCACCGTTACCGGTAATGCCACCACTCACTTCCCACCAGTCATACTGGAAGGTCACATTATACTCTTCGATCGAATCCGTATCGCCCCAGTTAAGGTCAATAGCAGAGATAGAAGAAGGGAATATCCCGTTAAATTTATATGTACGGATAGGAACACCAGTCTTAGAGAATTGTGTTACTTCCGCTGTTGACTTATATAGTAGAGGGGAAGCAGCTCCAAATCCACGAAGGTTTGTTTGATTAGAATTAATCTTGCTTGACCACTCTTCCATTGCATTGCGGATCAAAAAGTCTTCGTCGTTGATTACTGTCACAGACCAGTCACCAAAGGTACGATCACCCGCGAGTCTGATCTTGCGACCAAAATACGGAACTTCGATTGTACCTAATGTTGACTCAGGAATTTGTGAAGCACGAACGAGGAACGGGACCTTAATATCCGCAACACTGTTTGCTGGATTTGTGAAAGTCACCTGAAATAGGTTGCCACGTGCGCCACCTAGTGTCAGTTGACTTCTGATCTCATTTACGTTAAACGCCATGTTTGTTCTCCTTTATCTTTATTTATCAATTAAAACTGACCAACAATTTCGGAGAACTCAACACCCGTTCTAACAGCAACAAAGTTCAATTGAATGAAGTTGATGCTCTTAGCAGGTTTAATATAGATGTCACCAATGAACTCGTTACGATCGATGACCTCACCTGTGTTGTTTGTAGTGTCACAGACCACTTGGAAGTCGTAGATACCACGACGTCCTTGGACATCACGTAGGAACGGCTCAACGAGGTTACGGAATTGAGCACGTGTGAAATCGTCGTTGAACTCGAATAGAGTAAACTTAGCTGCTGTAGCAACGGCTTTCTCAAGCACGATGAACAGACGACGAACGTTGATACGATCAAACGCGCTTGGTTTAGCAAGCAGAGTCTTATCGCCGTACAAAATTGTTCCCTAACCTGGGAATGTAACAACAGGGTTAACACCGGCCTTATAAAATATGTCACAATCAACTTTACATAAATTGTAAACAAACTTGACAATATTCTTAATTTGACCACGGTTAAAACCAGCAGGAGACCACCATGCATCTCTTGTATCATCTGTTCTAACACATAGGCCAGCAATGTCACCGTTCATTGGAATCCAACGGTAGATGTCATTGTATTTGTCGTACTGATACTTGTAACCAGAATCCAAAACAGCATAAGAGCTGCTACGCATTGAATTGCGGAATGTTACAACATCGGTTGACTCGTCGCCCGAATTGTTAACAACGTCTTCCTTGGCTGGAGAAACAAACACAACGCAATCCTTACGAACTTCTGCAATGTTGTCAATCAGATAGTTACCAAGCTGTTCGCCGTTTGTACCGCCGCGTGATTTACCTGTCAAAATCAATGACACGTCAACATCTTCAGCAGAAGCGAACAGATCATATCCAAGAAGGACGGTGCCTATTGACACGTCAGCTTCTGTTTGTCCGTCTGTACCACCCTGGAAAGATAGTGACAATGGTTTTGCGTTTGAAGAAGATGCAACAGAAGCAGCATTGCTACTTGCGGCGCCAGCGCGCGGATTGGCAAACCAAATATAATTTGAGTTGTCGTCTACAATTGTTTTGTAGAAGTTGGTTGCACCGTCTTCTGTTTTTGCATCAGAGCTACGTGAAACACCATTGAACACTTCAAGAATTGTTCCAGGTACACCGGTAAATGTACCGTCTTCATCAGCAACAACGATATGCATTTCATCAACAGCAGATGTGTTTGCACCAAAATTTTGCTGATATGTTGAAGCACCAGGCGCTGCATCGACGGCATTAAAGTATTCCCACTTACGTGTGAAGCTAGTCGTAGATGCGTTTTGTGAAAGAGTGTATACATTTTCACATTGAATAATGGCACGTGCTTCTGTGTTAGATGTTGTACCACCAGTCGAGTTTGCGTGAGCAGGGGCACCAATTGAAGCAATCTTCATATTTTGAATGCCAATTGTTGAATTACCAACCTGGATATAATCACCAACAGTTAGTGTATCAAGGATAGCTGCTGCGGCTGTGTTAGATTGCGCAAGTGTACCTGTGCCAGGAATAACGCGGAGTGTGACATTTGCTGATCCCACGGTCGCTTCAATAGCACTTGAAGTAGCGTTAATTAAATAAGAACCACCAGCGTAGTCGCTCATGGATACGTTTGAACTAAACGCGTTTACCGAATCACAAACAGATATCTTCAGCGAGTTACCCATTGCACCAGGATATTTTGCGACGTACAACACGTCTGTGTCATCTTGCAGTGTTGTTACTGTGTCAAAGTGATCGCTGTTCTTGATGATGAAATCGTTCATATCACTAACCGCTGCAATGTTTGCAACAGCGTTACGAACAACTACGTCTGTATTAGATGATGTTGTGTTTGCAACACGGGCAATATATAACTTATTGCCATAAGACAAAAAGTTTGCAGCTGTGAAGAATGTTTCAGCGTTGTGATTGGTAGGCTTACCAAAACGTGCAACTAAATTTGATTCTGAGTCGACGAGAGTGCGCTTTTCTACAGGGCCCCAACGGAATACCCCAGCAAGGGCACCTTCGGTGGTAGAAACAGCGGGGACGACTGTGGTCAGATCAATTTCAGTTACATTTACGCCAGGACTAACTTGAAATGGCATGTTTATCTCCCCTCTGAG